TTGCGGCGTTCTGCACTTCGCTGGAAAGCGTGGAGCCGACGCCCAGCATTCTGTCACGCATTTTGTTCGAAAACTCTTCACCGAGACGCCCACCAACTGCACCAATCTTTTCAGCAAGATCCTTTTCACGTTCCGTTAACTGGCGGGCCGCGATTTCCGGAAGTGATGTCAGTTGCGACTTAAATCCGTCAAGCAGGCTAATGCTTGCCGCTTCCCCAAGTCCTGCCATCAGTCCTTCAATGCCGCCCTCACCGCCCGAGGCAATGAACGCAAAAATCTGGTAAACTGTTTCGCCGATGATTCGCCCAGCGTTCGTGATGATTGTGATGACGCCGTTGAATGCGTCTCGAATCAAGTTGATAAAGTTCTCACCGAACCACACAATATAGGCTGGAATCGTTTGCGTAAAGGCGTGCATGACCACTTCGGAAATGGTAATCATCGCCAGTTCGGCCGCTGCCTTTGCAATCTCCCAGACGCTGCCCAAATTTGTGACGATGACCTCCATGAACGTAAACGCACCGACGATGACGTTAATGGCCTGGACGACTTTTTCTTTGACGTAGTCCATGATCGGGCCGATGTTTTGCAGAACTGTCGTCGCGAATTCGACGGCTGGCACGAGCAGCGAGTCAAAGGACGTCGCCAACTGTTGCAGCCCTGCATTGATCAGCACGCGAATCGGGGCGATTATTTTCCCAATCGATTCCATCAACGAAGACATCGCGGAGTCCGCACGACGGCCAGAACCCGCCACGGTCGTCATGTCGGCCGCTTGTGCCGCCAGTCCCTGATTGGCAATCGCCATCACCGCCGCAAGTTTTTCCTGATTCGTCCGCATGTACATGATCTGCGGGTTGACTGCGACAAAAGCGTCGAAGTTGCCTTCGAGGGCTGCTTTAAGGTCGCCCATTGATGCCGCTGCATCTTTGCCCATCGCGTTACCGAGGCCGATAGCGGCCTTGGCGGCGTCGTCCATCTTGCCCGTCGCGAAACCCATTCCGGATGCCTGCTGCATCAATGCGAGGGCTGCATTGTCGGATACGCCGGTCATCTTCTCGATGGACTTGGCGACATCCTGCATTTGCGACGATGCGGCCGATGCTCCGCGAATCTGCAACGCTGAGTTCAGTCTACGAACAGACTCGGTCTGTGCATCGAATGCTGCATTGATGCGATTGATTCCACCCAGTGCCGCCATCGCGGTTTTGACCGCTGCGTAAACGGCCGTGAGTGTTCCCGTGATAGCTGCCAGTCGTTGCGTGGACTTGCTGACCGACTCCGTCTTTTGCTCAAGACGCTGGAGCGATTTTTCGACGGCGGACATTGCAGGCTGTGCCTGATTCTTTCCGCCGATGACAAAATCAATGCCGTTGCTCACAGGTTCCGCCTCTTGTCTCGTTCGTTTTCGATTCGGTATTCTTCGCTTCGCAGAATGCTTCTCAGCTCGAACCACCACGCCGACTGATCGAGGATTCCGCCAGTCACTGGCAAGTGATGCTCGCTCGCTGTCACAATCTGAATGTCACTGTTCAGTTCCGGCCCAATGAATTTCATTGGGCACTGTTCGACCTCGAACCATCCATCCTTACAGTTCTTGCATCCTTCACCGCCGCATTCTGGACACTCTATTTCCGCAGGTTGCTGCGGCGTTACAATGTCGCGACAACGACCGACGCAGGACTTGCAGAGTTCACCACATCGCACGAGGGCTGCGACTCTGATTTTTTTTTATCGTCTGGGGTTGCTGCCGTTGATGCAGCCAAGAACGTGAACACCTCAACCAACTCATCCAGCGTCAACACATCGCCAATTGCCTGACGACTGAAATCAACAGGAATATTCTCCCAGCCAGTCAAGCACATGGATGCCGCGTCTAATAGTGCGTCCATGCTGGCCGCGATGTCACCACCGCCCAAACCCTGCAGCAGTGCGACCAGTTTTCGTTGCTGGTTGAGCGTAGGCGTTTTGGCGAAAATCTTCGGCTGCGGCGTCTTATCAACGTCGCATGCGAGAACCATCGTGAGCTTGGATGAAGGGTCGAGACTTCGAGGCATATAGATCAATCGAAAGTGATAGTGAGTTCAGTATCTGCGGAACTGCCCGCAGTACACAGCCAAGTCAAATCGTCCGACATGATCCCGTTGCGGTCGCCCTGCTGCTTGTTCTCAAGTTGAGCTTTGGGGGCTGCAATCGTGATAGAATTTCCGGTCGCCCCGATCTGCATTGAGAATGCTTCAGGCGTTGACGTCAGCCATTTGTCATCGCGGTTTTGCGTAGCCACCAGCACAGATTCTGGATTGGCCGTAATCACCGGGGCCCTGTCCGTGACGATTGCGGAAATGTATCCGCTGCGATCACTCGCATTGACGCATTCTCGCATCGTCACCGTGTTGCCGGAATCGATCTCAACTGATGCTGTGCAAAGTGCGACAGCGTTCCACGTCAACGCCCCTTGAGCAACACGCAGAGGAAGTACGGTCGGATACGTTGGAGCAAGGATTGCGATGTCTGTTTCATTGGTCGAATACTTTCCGGTGAAAGTGAATTCGATCATCGCTTGCTTGCCGGTTTCCGCGATGATTTTCCATGTGCCCATTGCGCCGGACAACACTGACAACTTTCCGTCCTTGTATTCGCCGATCGTAAGTGTTTTTACTCCAGCCGCGCCGCCAGGGCCTTGCGTCACCGGAGACAGCACGAGCGCCGTCGCAACCCAGCCGCACGCAGGCAACAGCACAGATGCCCATGAAGGCAGAGTCGTGCCGTTGTACGACATGCCGAAACGAACCGTGCATGTGCCCTGCATTCCTTCTGGAATACCCGGCAGATAATTGAATCCACCTTGCCCCTGTCGCCGCGTGACAGCGATATTCGGCTGAATGGTGAATTCTTCCGCGTTGAATGCGGCTTCGGCTGCTGTCAATGATTCTGCTGTTCCGACAGTCGTTTCGACTTTGGCAGCAAATACGCGACGACGTCTCAAAAGTCCGCTCATGTTTAGTTCCTATTTCGACACGAGCCCTTCAGCCCGCAGAATGTTGAGTTTAATTCGTCGTTCCATCTGCTTTCGCAGCTCGTCATTGATTCGCTTGATTTGCGGCTTGCCAAAATTTCGTTTCAGGTATGCACCCCAGACAGAAACGCCGAGCACATAGAAAATTGGCGTTTTTGCTTTTCCTGTTCGTTGCAAAACCAAGCCGCTCCAGCTTGGTTTGATTTGCCCTGGCCGTGGTCCCTGAAACGCACCGTTGATGCGTTGCCTTCCGCCCTGCTTGTTAATCTTGTACGAAACTCCCCGCTGGTCTTGACGTGCTCCAAAATGCTGCAAGCCCAATCGTGGCGTTTTCTTAATTCGAACTGTGTTTCGCGGGTTTTCTGCTGTCGCCTTTGATAACACTTTTGTGGATTCTTCTGACTTTGCTTTTTTGATCGCAATAACGCTTCGAACGTCTCGCCCGATGTCCAATTTCGTTTTCTTCGCAGTCGCGTTGATTGCCGCTGCCAATTCTCGCCCGAATTTCTTTTTCGCTTTGCCTACCGACTCACGCAACCGCTTTAACTGCTTTGCGTCGATGTCGATGGCAATCATGCTGACACCGTCGTCGGATCGTTTTCGGGAACTCGATACGTCACAAGCAACGTCACCATCACTCCGCATCGCCCGCCAGTTTCCTCCGTGTAAGATTCAATTGGCCCGAGCGTTGTGTTGATTGCCAGCCCGCTCCATTGATGCCAGTTCGCTGCATTTGTTGCGGCTGTGATGATGTCCGCACCCATGCGATTTTTAAACGTGTCAATCGCCGTAGTGTCGTCGTCGGACGGCTTTACAATTCCAGCAACGATGACCGGCATGTCATAAGCGATTACGGGTGGATTCCCCGGATAGCTCAACTCTGCATTTGGCACAGGATCGCCATGCGAAACCACGACAACCAAGTCCTTCGGCTGCCACGTCGCAATCTGTGCCGAACGAACGGCTGTAGAAAACGCCACAGCCATGCGGCTGCGGACATTTGCTACGATTCGTTCATTGACAGGCTCTGTCATTAAACCACCGCAAACTGACAGACCCCAGCGTCTTGCGACATCAGAGTCATAAAAGAAAACCGTTTTGGAAGTGTCTGTCCAACCTTCAACACAAACTCAAGTTCATCTTTGCCGATGTTGATTTCGCTGGATGCGATTCCAGACCGGCAAGAGTTGTAAACGCGAATCGTTGCTGTCGGTAAAACAGCGTTACCAGAGGCATCAAAAATGGCGGGCGGGTTACGCTCGATAATGGCGAGAATCGGTCGTCTCCCGCCGCCATTTGGAAAATAGACAACCGACTCCCCGAAGTTGTCGAGCAACATCGGGAACCCTGCGGCTGCAAAGTGTGAGTCGAACGTCGTTGGCATCAATCAACCTTAGAGTGTCGTAACGTTGCTGAGCAGATGCCCAGCCTGTGGATACAAAACGACCTCGTCCACATCGTGGCGAACGCGGATCACGTCGCCACGTACACGCTCGTCTCGATAGCTTTCGACCGTGCCACCGATGGAAGATCCATCTTGTGACCAGTGAAACGTGCGACCGATGCAGGCGTCTCGCATGTCCGGACTCGTTGAAACGCGACAAACCATCGCATACTCGCTCGACCAAATTTGAGTCGGGGAAGCCGCTTGACCTTCCTTGGCGTTGTTCTTGCTGGTTCCGGCGACGATGACGTAATCCAGGTCAAATACCTGAGCGAGCATCTGAACAGTGATGTCGCTTGGCTTTGATGGATTTCCGGCACCGGCAGATTCAACGCGGTCAATGATCTGATCAAGGTTTCGCAAGTTTCGAAAAACCTTGCGATTGATGATTAGAGCGTTCGGCCACAATCCTGAGTTGTCGTACACTTTTTGAACAGCCGCTTCGACATCTGTAATCGGGACGGCATTTGTTGTGTGGTTGACGTCCCATTCATTCGAGATGGCCGTTGTGAGGCTGGCACCGTTCCACGTCGTCGCGTTGAACACGGCATCCGCAACTCGCTGCTCTGCATTTCGCAACACGGAAGAAAAGGCACGCATTGTGCTGATCTGTTCCGCCTGAAAATACTCGGAGTACATTTTCGATTCACGGTCATCCACAGGCTCTTCCGCCCCGTGTTCTTCCGTTGCGTAGACTGCTGGCTCAAACGTCCAGTTGCCGCGAGCGTAGCCGCTGCCTGGTGCTCGTTTCGTGTCACGCTGCTGAAGCAGTTGCTCCAGCGGAATCTTTCCAAAGTTTCCGGCCTGACTCTGCACATTGATTACAGGAAAAACCTGCGTTGCAATGTAACCAGCTCTTTCGGACTCGAGATCAAATTCCAAGAACGTGGCCAAATCTGGCCGCTGTGTAGCCAAGCTACTTGATGGCGATGGCATTGCATTTCTTTCTCCCCGATGCAACGCGATTTATGAAACAGATAGTAAAGTCCCCCGGCTTTGGTGGCCACCTCCACCGGGGAACGCATCGGGCTTCAATTAGTCCGGAACGATCGCTGTGGCGACGGCTCCGATTGCTGTGTATCCATTCCCCATCCACCCGACCGACGTACTGATCTTGGTGAAGTAGTGAATCTGAGTGCTGGCAAGCAAGTATTCCTTCGTGCCATCACAGTCTTCAGAGTTGATTTCCTCAGCACTAGTCGCCGGCGTTCGCACTTCGCAGTTGCCACCCGAAGAATTGATCACCGTGATTCGGAATCCATTCGGAACGTCGGCAAGTGCTGGAAGTACGACGTAGTCGTTTGTGTCATTCGTCACACCCGCAACAACGACTGAGTTAATGCCCGGCAGAATCTGATTCAATGCGGAATCGGAATCGTCAGCAGTCACTGACTGCGTTCCGAATGATGCGCCAACGTCTGCATATCGCAGAACTTCAATCACATCATTATTTGCCGTAGCGGCTTCAAGTGCCTGACCGACGACGATCGTTCCGCTTGCTGCGATCTTGCCGCCTGCCGCTGCGTAGACCGTGGCTCCTGCTGTAATTGCCCCATTGGCGACCATCTTTGCTGTGCCATTAGCGTTGCGAAGCCGCACGGTTGCTGGACCAGCAGCCGTGGATGCTGTTTCCATCGTTCCCAGTTCCACGTCCGTAGCAGTCGCCACAACGAGAGCCCCAGTGGTTTTAACTCGCAAGTGCTGAGCGATTGCACCAGCGGCAGTATCTGGCCGCGTTGGTGTTTCAAAATACTGACTCATGTAGATCTCCCTTTTGGAGTTTGATTAAATGAAAAACGAACCGCAAAACGCGATGATCAGCGTGCGTTGACTTCGGACACCATTGCTTCGCGAAGTCCGGGATGGTTGCGGTTAACGAGTGCGACCGCTTTCATCTTGTTATTGCCGGTCTTTGCCATTGCGGCATCGACGGCCTGATTCCAGCGGACACTGGCAGACGGTCCACTTGTGCGAGCTTTAGCGACTGGCTTGACGCCTGACTTTGCTTTGGCTTCGGTTTTCTTCTCTTCGTCTTCCATCGCCATTGCTGGCTTTTCTTCTTCGTCGTCTTCGCCTTCCATCGCTTTGGCTTTTTCTTCATCCATTGCTTTGTACTTAGCAAGTTCTTCCTGCATTGCGGAAACCTGCTTTTTCAGGTCTTCGTTCTCGCTCATCATCTCCTCAGCGGCTGCTGAAGCCACGGAAGCCATCGGCAACGATCGCTCAAGGCACTTGACGATGAAGTCAGACTTAGCCTTCGGGTATGCCGCTTTGATCTCTTGAATCGTGGCGGCGACTGGTGCGGTAGACATTGGTTTTCCTTCTGTCTCGCGGTTCTCGCCGTCCGAGCCTGCTCCGAATAGAGCAGCAACAACTCCGTGCGGCATGGTTTTAACTTTCGCAAACGCTCGCCCGATAACCGGCTGACCGGCGATTCGTTTCGCCAGCCCCATTTCGACTGACTGCTGAGCGTTCAAGTATGTTTCGTTTTTCAGAATGGCCTTGATCTCGTCCTCACTCTTGCCGCTGCGGCTGGCGTAAGCGGAGACCATTGACGTTTTCAGCTTGCCAAGCATTTCGGATTGGCGGGCAAAGTCTTCGTCGTCGCCTTCGACCGCTGCGTAGGGATTGTGAAGCATCATGTACCCGTTGCTGCTGATCTCCACGTCATCGAATGCACATGCGATGAAGGAAGCGATTGAAAACGCGGACGATTCGATCGACAGTGCTTTCGGGCCTTGATACGCAGCGAATGCGTCGTGGATTGCAAAGCCTTCGAAAACCGATCCGCCCTCGCTGTGAATTTTTACAGCTATTGGTTCCGTGCCGTTTTCTGGCAGTTGCTCGCGGACCATCGCCGCAGAGATTTCACCCTCTCCGGTTCCGATGACTCCGTCAATTCGAATTGTCTTTGTCATGTTGTTACCTTGGCTTTTCGTTTACGCTTCGCCGCTGGCTTGCCTTTCGATTCCGGCACATCCTTCAAAACCTCTGGCGTGTCCACAGTGCCGTCCATCGCGTCCGTGATTAAGGCGTCAACAGACTGCTGCGTGAGTCCGATCCCGCCGAGATACACTCGCGCGGCTTGTTCGCTCGATTCTCCACGAGCCAGTTCTTCCAAAACTTTTGCGATTGCTTTTCTGTTTCGGTTCCATTGCTGGGTAGACAATCCTGCGAATTCGCCCGTTGGCTGCTCGCCTTCTCCGTCCATACCAGCCGTTTTCTCCTGCACAGCAATCGCCGCCGGATCTTGCATCGCCATTGTGGTTCCGGCTGGCATCGGCAACGCGATCAGATCCCGCCAGGTGATCTGTGGTCCTTTTGAAAACTCTGCGTTAATCGCAGCAGCTTGCGTCTGTGCCCTTTGGATGGCGAACGCATTGTCAGCGATTGACTCTTCTGCGATCTCTTCCCAGTCTTTGCCTCTTGCCGCGTGCAATCTTCGCGGAGACGTCAACGCATTCTTCAACTGTTCAGCATCGCCCTGAGCGTCCGCAACTGGTTCGATGTAGCTCCACGTCGGCAGGTTCCAATTGTGGCGGAA